CTGCGTGAACCTTAGCGTGGCCACGGCTTCGCAACAAGCGAGCGCAGTATGCCAGGACTTGGAGCCTTTTAACTCCAATATTAACTTTACGGGCCTTGCCCGTTCAGTCGACGTCTGGTTGGACAAGCCTTTGGCTGTCCAACTAGGTAACCCTAGGAAAGAAGATTCTCTTCACCTGGAGGCACGGATTAGGAAGATTCTTCCCGATCTCAAGCCGGACGTCGTCGCTAAAATAGCGAAGACGAGGTTCAGGGGCGTAAAACGCCTTACGAACTGCGTAGAAGCGATCAAGGATAACTTGATCACTTCAACCCCCGAGAACATTAGATGTTTTCGGGAGCTTCCAGAATATAAGAAGCTTATACACTGGGCCTACTCGCTCGGTGCGCATCGCACCGATCGAGTAACTAAGGAGTGGAAAAAGTTTTCCGCCCTCCTTAAATGGGCCGCATTCCGTTCAGAAACGGAATGCCCGGAGATACCACAGGACTTTCCTGGGTACGGCGTACATTGGGCAAACCCAATGTTGCTACCGCCATTTTGGCGGAGCCTCTGTCCATGGTTGGAACCAATCATGAAAAGAGGGATTGAGAGCAAGGCCGAGGCAACTCGACTATCGCATCTCGTCACCAGCAGGAATTTTCCCGCTGGTGACAGCCGAACTCGGGAGCAGTCTTTGCGTAAACACGCAGAGACACTCTGTTCCGAGTTCAAAGTTAATCCTGTACGCCAGAGAATTCTCTGGCGGCTGTCTCTCCTAATAGGTCGACAGCTGAAGGATAATATGCCCAGCGGATTGAAATCCGCCGGACATACGTCACTCACAGCCAATGCTAGTTTAGATTCTAGTACTGACGATGGAGGACGTGCGCACGAAGTCGGAATAAAATTCCGTGCTTGGTGCAAATTAGTACCAGACCAAGATTCGTCTCACGAAACTTGGTTTGGCCGTCCTTACAGCTTAGTAGCTGGAAGGCCGAGGTGGCAGACAATGTGTCGGGACAATCCCGTGCATATGCCACACCATGAGGCCGGCGAAAGCGCCGAAAACATGGAACTCGACTTTGAAAATTTCAAATACGAGGATCCGTTATATGGCCTCGATGAATCCACTGGGTATCAACTACTCCAGTGGGCAATCGAGGAGGGTATCAAACAAGGTTGCCTTGTTGGAACTCCATATAAATCGGAGGAGGGAATAAATCTCTCCGGCGCTGCACCCGGAATCCGGGCCAGCGCCATTGGCGAACCCGGGGCAAAGTCCCGGATCGTCACGGTCGCAGAAGACTGGCTTACCATGCTTCTGCAACCTTGGGCGCATCACCTAATAGGTGATCTGCGCACTCACCCGTCAGCTCGCGTAGGTCTTACCCGCGGCTGGCAGCTCTTTGAGTGGGTGAAGGGATTGATCAATGTCAAACCTCCACCTATAGGCGACCGTTACTTCTTAAGTAGCGA